AGCTGGACAGCCACTTGGATTATTATCCTCATGGGCAGCCTTTTCTCTCACTCATCACTGTTTCATCCAATGGTGTGCCTTCCTGGAAGGCCTAATAACCTTCTCTGAATATGCACTCCTAGGAGATGACATTGCGATTTGGAATAAAGGGGTTGCCATACGTTATCAAAGACTTATAGAGGAGATCGGAGTTCCGATCAATCTCGACAAGTCCTTGACACCAATAGGCGATTTGACTAGAGTAGAATTCGTGAAACGAGTTTCTATTTCCGGTCAAGAGATCACAGGTCTTAAATTCAACCTCCTTTCTCAGTCTAACACCCTATTAGGGGTAATAGATCTGATTAAGGTGGCAAAAATAAGATCATATGATCTCCCGTGGTCGGCAATTTCGGTCCCGCCAAACCATTCAAGTAGATGGTTTGAGCTCCTGGATGTTCTCTTGATTGAGTCGTACGAGGATTTGGATGCCCCTTGTTTCACAAGGGTAACACCTTTTTCTCCCATGTACGACGTGAAATCACTTCGTCTACAATTAAGGACAATAGTCCGAAAATTGAGGATAGAATCAATCAGAGACAAACAGAACTCTCTCTGTAATGCCTTCGATAGGTCCACACCTATTGAAACACTATTTGAGAGGGGGGGAGTACACGTTACCAAGCGCATAATTGGGCTCGAAGGGTGGACCCAAAAAGTTCATCCCGTCGTCTGGGCGTTAAACAAGACAGGAGAGAAGCTAGCGATAGCCCTCTCGATGCTTGAAACGGTCCCAGACGGTGAGATCCCAGACCTTCTTCCCTGCGAATATCTTCCAATCCCAACGATCGAAGTGTACTTTGGAGATCAACATAAGTTGAAATCAAAGGTCCACTCTACCTTCGTGGTAAAGGCATACGACACCATTTCTCAGATGTCGCACGAACAGAGGATAGAAATCTATCCACAGGCTACCAGCGGTGGTGAAAATCACCACTAACCGGATCCAGTCGGGATACTCTGGATTCTCTTTATGGGAACCCTTGGAGCTTGTGACCCTTTTTACAGG